GGTTGACAGTGAGAGATTCTGCAGATCCAGAAAGTGTTTTGAGTGAACCAGAACCAAAGTATACTGGAGAGTAAATTGTGCTTGCTTCGCCAAATACTCTGACTGTTCCAGAAGAGTTCCAATTTGGCTGGAAGTCGTAAGTCTGGAAGTCGCTGAGTGAACCTCTGCGAAGTCTGATTGGTGTGTCCACACCGAAGTAAGATTCGGTATGTTTGTTGGTAGATGCTCCAGTGAACGAGAAGAGCATTTGCCTCTCGTCTGGATTGACGGTAAGAGATTCTGCAGATCCAGAAAGTGTTTTGAGTGAACCAGAACCAACAAAGTTTCTTGTTCTTGGAGATACTGGATCTCCAAATATGGAGATCGTACCAAATGGTTGCTCTGCAAACGTAAGGATTTGTGGAGTTGTATCTCCAGATAGTTTGATCTCTGTTCCTTCTTCTGGTGGATTTGCAATGAATGCTTCTGCTGCAATTCCAGAGAATTTGAGATCGGTTGTGATATCTGGTGGATTGAATCCAACTGCTTCTGCTGCACCAGACAGTGTAGAAATGAATCCAGAACCAAACTCTTGTAGCGAGAAGTTTGTCTTGGATACACCACTGATTGTAAATGATCCTTCGCCGTAATGGTTTTGAGGACCCTTGGTTCGAGCATCGCCAAGGTTGAATAGTGTACCAGTACCAGTGATGTGTGTAAGTTTCGCGCCAATCGTTTCGCTGCGAAGCTTGAATAGACCGAATGGAGACTTGGTATAGTTGACGAGGATCTCGCCACGATCGAAGACCTCATATACATCATCCCCAGTAGTTCTGAATAGAGAACCAAAGTCTTCGTTGGGTTGTGTTGTAGATGCGGCAATCTGACCATAGTCTTCATACGTGAAGAGGTCAGTTCCTGGATATGAATAAGTGAGTCTTCTGCTCTCGTTACCAAATCCGAATAGAGTTCCAGAACCATCATACGCAAACGTGCGTAGAGGTTGAGTATTTCCGAGGTTGAATAGTGTTCCACTACCAATGTGGCGTAGTGATGATAAGACAAATGCGTCACCACCAACTTCAAATAGTGTCTTGCGTGTATCTCCATCTACGAGATCAGGCTGCTCGGGATATACCGTAGCTTTTGCTTCGCCTGTAAAGGATCCACTGAATAGAGATCCAGATCCATTGTATTGGGTGCTGTAAGACGCTACAGCGTCCCCGTATACGTTTGGACCACCAGAAGTGTCGTAACGATACAAGAACGCTGCATTTGCCTCTCCTCGGAGGGAGATGGTGCCTTCAACAATCCATGGGGCTTGTAGTCTTGTAAATGCTTCGCCCAACTCAAAGAGTTGACCGCTACCAACGAATACTTTCTTAACAACGAACGTCGTGCTGCTCGCTAGTCTAACGACGCCGAATGGGAATCTTGTCTGTTGATCATAACGCATGTCACCCCAGTCTTCCTGACCGGTAGTAGGTTCGGTGACACTTCCATGATCGATTGTTGCTGTGGGCGCTCCAAGCGTTCCCAGGTCAACATAAATGAATGGAACAATTGAAGATGGTGTATAGCTGTAGGAAAGTTTTCCTAAATCGGTTCCAGATGCGCGAGGTAAGGATCCTGAACCAGAATAAGAAAATCCTACTGTTAATCCTGCAGGTACTTCTGTAACTGTAGTAGTGGTAATAGGTGGTCGTTCAACTTCATCTGCTACAAGAACTACACTCTTTACGCCATACTCACCTTTTGTACCAGCTGTATTATCATAATGATCGATGGTTATAAAAACACCCTGATCAGTCTGTGCTTCTTCTGGTAAAGTAAGTGTTCTTACAACTGTTCCCGATGTTCCGTCAGAAGAATCGTGTTCAAGAATTGTTCCAATAATATTGCTACTATAAGATCCACTTAATCTATAACTAACTGTTAAATTTTTGTTAAAGTTAGGTTGATCGCCACCATTACTGTCATCTCCACGAATGGCTTCAATTTTAATTTCTTTATAACCAATAGTGTCATTACTTTGGGAACTTCCCAAGTAAAACAACATTTGAGAATTTAATCCATTAGTTATTTTGAAGAGAACGTGAGGACCAATATCAAATCCTCCAAAACTCCCAATACCAGTACCACCATTCCTATTTACAACGCCATCTGTCGAATATTCTGCATACGTATAAGTAATATCTAAATCTTGTGAAGTAGTAACAGAGCTGGTGGATGTAGTTCCGAGGAGATCTCCTCGAAACCATATAGTTCCTCCACCAGTATATGATACTACCATCTATAACCACAAACAGCAATAAAAAAGGGGATCGCAAGCAATCCCCAGTAGCATAATATAAAACTCAATTTGAGGATATCAGTCGAGACTGACATTCAGACTTACTTTGATTTGGTCACCATCGTTTTGGATGCTGTATGGTCCGTTGGTGAATCTTTCTGCGAAGAAGATTGAGGAATACAAAGTTAAATCACCAGCACCATCAAGCGCGGGTTCAGTAGTGAATGTGTTAGCATCTTCTACTGTATCGATTGTGTATGTTCCGGCAGTAGTTGCTGCGTTTCCAGTACCCTGATCGATATAGATAACGTCTCCCTTAACGAGACCGTGTGCAGTTGCTGTGACTTCGGAGAAGTCAAAGTCAATATCGTCGTTGTTGTTTGTTGGCTGAACGTTGTCGATCAGAGCATTGTTTAGATAAACTGTAACAGTTCCATCTGCTTCAGTAGTCTCTCTGTCGATACCGATGATTACAGTAGCAGCATCGACGCCGTTAGGACCAGCATTACCAGCGTTTGAACTAACAACCATACCTTTTGTTAGGTCTGCAGCAACTTCAGAAAGGAAGTTAACATCGTTACTAACAGCACCTGAAAGCGCAGTGTCGATATAGACAACCGATCCAGAAATACCAACTACACGAGTTCCACTAGCAACACCAACACCAGTTACGCGCTGACCGATTGCAACACCAGTAGTTGCAGTAACGGCAAGTTCAAACGTGCCAGATGTGCCAGTAGCAGCAGTTGTATTGGTGATAGCAGGTAGGACAAAGTATGAATCTCCTAACTGACCACGAATACCAGACTTGGTGATTGTTGTAGCAGAAGCAGCAGAAGCAGCATCAGCAACACCATGAATGGCGCTAGGCATGTTATTCGCACGGGCGAGGTAGTAACCGTAAATATCGCCAGCAGCTGCACCGAAAGTAAAAGTTTGCTCTGGATAAGAAGCAGTTGTTCTTCCTGCGCCAAAAGCAAGTGCTTGAGCAGTGAAAGTACCAGTGTTCTTGACACTCAAGTTAAGAGTCGTACCATCAATGTCAACAACATATGCTCCAGTACCAACATCGCCACCAGTTACATAATCACCTTTTTTGATGCCTGCATTAGAAGCAACGGTAATAAGGTAAGTACCTGTAGTGCCATCGCCATTAACGGTAGTAACAGCAGTACTTTCTGTAGTAATAGCCCAACGATTTCCGTTTAAAAGGATACCTCTTTGGTCTGAATAATTTTGATCTGTTCTATTATTAATAACCGCAGGATAATCAGTTGTTACTGCTTGACCATATCCGATAACATTACCGTCGATATATGGTTCAAAATATCTGGTCTGTGAAGGCGTATCGCTTTCAGCAGGATACGTATCTGTTGTGTATAATTTTAAGATTAAATTTCTGGGAATCGCCTGATTAGCATTCAGAAGATTACGCAGAGATTCAATTTCACCACTATTGGTTACTAGCAATGCCATGAAGACTTTCCTCTACTTTTTTCGTGCGAGTTTATTTTTATTTATAATGATGATGATTTATAATTTCAGTTTCAGTGAAACTACAAACCTTGCGATGTTGATCGAGTAGATGACCTCAAACTGGAAAATATCTCCAGCCGTCACTGTAGTGTTCCACGTTGAAAGATTCTCGTCTTTATTCTTTCTTTGAACACTATTATTTAGCACACCAAGGGTAGGTCTTTCTGTTCCGCATATAGATGTGAAATTAGGAAAGTCATCAAATGTGCATTTTTGAATATCTACTTCCAGATTACCTTCAGTATCAGAAATAATAGTCCAGGACTCTACAGTTCCTGTAACGTCAATAGTCATATTACCTTTCACGCCATTTGACAATGGAAATGATCCACTATCGATAACATAGTTTAATGTCCTGGTCAAATCGGCGGTTGTTGCATAAGCCACCCCAAAGAAAGCAGAACCTCCTGTAGGTGGAGTGCTAAAAACAATCTGATCATTTGATACAATGTAATCAACCTTTGGTTCTAAAATTACATTATTAATAGAGATTGAAATCTGCTCTTCATTTAATGGTGTGTACGATTGACCATCTACAGTAATATTAAAAGTATCAGCAGTACCATTAAATTGAGATGCAATACTGTCTAATAGTAAATTAGAATACTGTGTTGACTTTGAAGGAATCTGATAGTTTACGTCAAGTTGATATTGTGCTGGTAGTTGCTTACCAACATTATATGCATTATTACCAACCCTGACGTTATACTGCGCCATCAGGAAACTCCAGGACTTACTTCTGCATTGCCCATAATTACTCTAGTCTTATATCCATTAGGATCTGTAAGAACAATGTCATATACATATCTTCTTCTATCTAAAGCAGAAGTTTCTACGTCAGTTAAAGATAAAGCAATTTCACCAGCAGTTCTATTGACAAATGTCAAGGTGAATGGTACTGAAGTAGTTGCAGAATAACTCTGTTTCATTGCAGCATTACCTGTATACCCCGACATATTAAGTGGGGTGCCATCTTTATTGGTGATAAAGAAAGTAACTCCGTAGTCTGCTCCTTTATCAATCAGAATGTTGACTGGTATCGCTGCCATTTTCCTCTCGTTTATCTAATAGGTCTAATGTTTCTAAACCACCCTCAAGTTTTAACTTATATTCTTTCAATTTAGCGAGTTCTTCCTCGCCTCTTTTGATTTTGAACTCGTAGTCTTTCAGTTGGGTTAAGAATTCCTCTCGCATTTTTGATGTATCCATAGCTAATATATCATGTCAAAGGTATTTATCAAGCGGCATGATACGATAGACTGAATCTGCAGATTCCAGTAGATCCCGTATCATTTTGTGATTGGTGGAGCATCACAAATATTTCGTTATCATTAGAGGAAGTATTGTCAACAACGCCACCAAATCCCCTGGATGCAGACCAATAAGATGATCCACAGAATACTGATCCCTTATCATCAGCAGTTGCCATATCGAAAGGAGGAGTTATGGTAAAACCTAATTCTGAATTATTACCAGTGTTGGTGTATGATACTTCGCCT